CCTGCTTCACCATCATTGGCAAAGGTTTCTATATCTATTTGAACTTTAGGCTGAACACCCATTGTTCTTGCGTAAGAAAGTTCGACTGTATTATCAACTGCTGAGGAGTTTAAGTCTTCTAGGCCAGTAATCCATTGAAATTGAGCATCTTCGGTAACGGTTATCGTATAGTCCATTGTCTTACCTGTAAAGGCTGATCCCATTCCCATAGTACGAGACATGAGGGTAGTGGCAATCAGGGTATTATCTACAACTTTGTTATATAATTTTCTTTCGGTAGTATGATCTACTCTGTTTGTGACTGTTATTCCATCTGGCATAGTTTTTGTATATTAATAATAAAAAAACCCCGCTTCATCAGCGAGGTAAATTCCTAATAATTAGATTATCTAATATCGTTTTATGTTTGTCAATAGTTAGCCGTTCTCTAAAATTTCTTCAAAGGACGATTTGTGAATATCATCATAGGTAACTTTGCCCGGGATGTGAGATCTGCCGCCACCAGAAACGGGTACGGTAGCACCTGCCACCTTATTAGTTAAGACTTCTGGATATTCATAAAAAATCTCTTTTATTGTAGGAACTTCATTGACTCCATCTCTCTCGTTTTGATCTAAAATTTCTTTCATCTTGATTAGCAATCTAACTTTGACTACCCGGCCAGGATCTTCTACGTTGTTAATATCTACTATTTTTGGAACTTTGCCAGCATTGGCTAGTTGTTCATATTGGTTATTCCATAAATCTGTATATCTCTGGCTTCCTTCTTGTAGCTGTTGCTGTTGTTCGGCCCTCTGATCTTCATTTTCCTTATCTTTATCATCTAATATCTGTTTAACTGTTTTAGCTGATTTTTCCTCAACAAACTTGGCTAATTCAACAGGGTCAGTTGGTATTTTTTCTTCCTCTTTTTTGGTAAGACCCAATGCTTCACCTATCTTGGCAATAACACTTTTAGATACCTTTTCAGATATGTTTTTCTCTATTTCTGTGGTGTCTACTGCTGGGGGTGTGGCAGGGGCAACGGGTGGGGTAACAGGTGGAGTGACAGGAGTAACGGGTGGTGTAACTGGCGGAGTTTCAGGTGTGGCCGGAATTTCAGGGGTAACTGGTACTGCTGGGGTAACATTTGGATCGACTAAATTATCATTCATAATTAATTATAACATATCCTTAATTGCACGTTTTGCCATATCTGTTTTTTTAACATAATTCTTACCCTCTTTGTCCCAGCGTTTGGCTATTTTAGGATGTTTTGCGTGCATGAAAGATCTTTGCTTTGAAGAGGCGTAAGGCATTATCTTCCAAGCAAACTTTTAACACCGCCAATAATACCGCTCATTAATCCGCCTTTGGGTTGGGTGGCTATATTGCTAGTATCGGTAGGTGATGGGGCTATTGGTGCTCCTGGTACTGCCCCCGGCACAGCTCCTGCTGGTTGGGGTAATGTTTCCTCAACTTGACCAGCTACTTGGTCGGCCATTTGTGTCATGTCTTTTTTAAGTATAAATTTCTGATAATACATTTCTGGGTTGGTTTCTTTTAAGAAAAGTCTCTCTGCCCTGCCCTCTGGGTCTGATAACCCCATGTCTTGAAAATAGGTAAGAGGATCTATCATGTTTAACTTAACCATTACTTGTGCATTTCTCTCTGCCTTTAATTTATCTGTGGTACTGGCTGATACGATTACCTCCATACCATCCTCGATTGAGTCGTTTGTAAGACTAAAGTGCAGTTGTTTGCCTTGCTTGCCAATAACCCTAGTAAAATGTTCCTCTGTGTATCTTAACTTCATCATGTGAAGTCTGGCTTTGGATATTTCAGTAACAACGTGCAAAATCGTTTCATCTACAATATCATCGGACTTGGTAAAGTCTGCCTCTCTCGATATTTGATTGGTCGTGGCTACATCCGAAGTTATCTCTCCTCTGGTTGCTCCATGTGTTCCCATTTTGGCAAATACCCTATCTCTCTTGGCTCTGGCATGCACAAACATTTCTGGTGGTGGCATGACTGCCTGTATATAGGTGTGAACGTCCGTGGGTTTGCCGTTTACCAACAAATCAATATCTGGGTCATCCATATCTAGTTCCTCAAGTTTATCTTTAGTCATTCCAGAGTCAGTACCAAAGATATGTTTACCTTTGTGGGCACGAACCATATAGTCAATGGCTCTTTCCGTATCGTTTACTGATTTTTCTATTGGTATGACCTGTTCTATTCTGCTAGTCTCATCAATGGCCGACATTAAGAACTGATCATAACTCATAAAAATAAAAGGTTTGCGTGGGAACTCAAAGTAGTTATTGAAAACTGTGGTCATTTCAAACCCTTGTGGGATTTGCCCTAATATGACCTGCTGCATTATTTCTGGGGGAACTGACTCACCATTAACTGTAGCCACTTGGTGTCCTTCATAATCCCAGTTTGGATTTTTACTCTTACCTAACAAGGTGTCCTTATCCAATACCCAAGCCACACCACTCAAGAAATTAAACTTGGGATTTTCAATATCGAAGTCTTCTGCCTTATCAGACCAGTCAAACCATGTTTCTGAAACTCTTACTTTTTGGGCTAGTATTTCTGCATTATTATCATCTTCTTTTATACCAGGGGATTTCTTTTTAATGTAATCAACTATCTCCTGTTCTTTTTTAGGGAATAACATAGCCCATTCTTTACCTGTTTTCTCAATATACTGGGTAATAAAAATCATTTCATCTGGGTTGGATGATAGGGCGGTGTGATCTAGTAACAAGTGTTCTGGATGGACAATTTCAAATATAATAGTTCCGTTCTTTCCCCTGCTAGCATCCCATCGGTATTTCATAGCCGAGATTAGGTAGACTGGCAGGTGCTTAAACATAATACCCAGCATCTTTTTAAATTCAAGTTTGTTTATTTCATTATCATTGTATTTAGTTAAAAGGTCGGCTGTTATATCTTTGCTTTCATCGCCAAACACACCAGGATTAATAATAATATCTGGCATTTTTGATAGTGCTAGTGATTTAAGTATGCCCTCAACTTCGTAAATAGTGTTGTCTATAAAGTCCGATTCATATTTCTTGAGTTTTTTGCCTTTTAATTGTCTGCCAAACAAATACTTAAAATTCCTATCCCTTCTCTTTTTTAAATTAACGTCTTCACCATCCCAATGCTCTTTGGCCTTTTTTTCAAGATCGGTTAGGTATTTTAAAAGTTTTGTATCCTCAATCTCTACTGCCAATGGCTCTAGGGTTGGTATAACTCCTCTGGTTGTACTAAATCTGGTTTGATCTGTTATTGCTTCATCCATTATTAATTATATCAGGTAAACTGATTGAGACTATCCCCATATATTTTAACTTCTGCTTACACAAAGGGTTAGAACATATATAATTATCTCCGTCTTTTAGTTCTGTTTTATCTTTGTAATTAACCGCCTTTTCGTCACTAAAGTATAACTGTGGGGCTTGGCAATTGTGGCAGTAATATGATTGTAATGAGGTGTTTTCAAACTGCCTATATTGAAGCCAAAATGATACGGAGTCTGTTTTATCGCTGGTTTCTGTAAAGATATAATGTATGTTTCTGGATAATTTCTGTGGTCTGATAATAACACTTGGGTTTCTCAGTGTATCGTAACTGGGATAGATAATTTCAACATTACCCAGATATTGTGATACATTGTTTCGGGTATAAGGACAGAAAAACATTTTAAGACCATCATCTTCTGATTTAGACAAAAAAACTGTTAGGGCATTTTTACCTACCAATGAACGCATGACTAATTATACTCTATATGATCTCTCTGGTATCGTCTTCTTTTCCTTTATCAAATAACTCTTTATCCTTTGAGAACTGGCTGTGAATTAATTGTAAGCCTGTTTGTTTGCCTCTCTTTGCCCCCTCAACACTGGCATCAATCCATTTTAAGTGTTTGAATTGATACCTTTGGTCATCTGGGGCATGATCCTCGCATATTTGATCAACATCTTCAACCTTGTTTTCATCGTGTGTCAACATCGGAAGTGTGCGGATTAGATTCTCACAACCTTTTGTTATCTGCCAGTAGGGTTTTCCGTCTGGAGCCATAGAAAGCCAATTATGTAAATTTTCCCATCCGCCAACTCTTTCTTTAGAGGCTGGTTGAAGTAACCCCCTAAACCCCTCACTACAATCTATAAACTGGTCATAGATTGATTTACTATTATCAAGACCCACGTTGAATATTTGGTTATCGCACCTTATCCATGAAATATCACGCAATGCAAGGTCAAATCCTTTAAGTTTATCCATAAGTATTCTCCCCCACTCTTTAGGCATTTTTTCTGTACCATAAATTTCAAAGAAGGTAGTTGCCCGATAAAACTTCTCTCCTTCATATACAACCGCTTTTATTTCAGTCAGATGAAGAGAAAAAGGATCAGTTCTTCCCCAATCTAACCCACCAACGATAACACTCTCCCCAGTGGGGAATATCGGAACGCAAACATGTAAGCCTGTGTCAAATTCTGGATAAAACTGTCCAATG